GCTCGAATTGAATTTCGCGGCCCATTGGTTGTAGACGCTCGGCTGTTCTCCAGAAGCCTGGAAAGCGCGCACTTTGGCATTCTGCATTCGGCGCAACGACATGGCGGTTTTGAGCACATCGACCGACGCCGCATTGGAAATGCCGACACTTGGATTTCCAGCGAAGGCCGCTGCCAGTTTGTCGTTGGTGTTCGGGCTCCCGGCCTGCGAGGCGTATTGCGTCAGATATTTTTTGGCCTCGTCGAAATTCTTGATCTTGTCAGGGTCGATGCCGGCGAGCGTCCCCAGCCCCATGGATTGGGCAAACGATTTGATTTCGTTGATCTGCTCCGTCCCCGGACCAGTGCCTGTCGTTCCCAAGGAAATAAGTGCGTCCCTGGCTTTCTGGAGAGGCAAGATATCCGACTGGAAATTAGCCTCTTGGGCGGTATCGGCCGCCAATTGCTGGCCGCTCGCCGTACCAGTTGCCTTATTAGCCTCCAGCGCACCCGGAGATACGCCAGTGACAACGCTACCGCCCTGAGCAGCCGGAACCGGTGCCTGCCCCTGTGGATATGGCTGAAGCTGATTGACGGGCTGGTTAGGGGCCGTTGCGGGAACGCCCGTGAGCGGGTTCATGCCGGCCTGCTGCGCAATGACGCCGGCTGGCGTAACCGTTGGCTGGCCCTGAGCATTCGTACCGGGGACAAGCGTCAGCCGTTCGGACGGCGAAGTCTGGACAGGGATATCCGCGCCGATGCGACGGATGCCCGTCAACGGGCTTGCCGTGACCGGAACAATCGTATTGCCATTGTTGATCGTGGACGGCTCGCCGTAGATTTTTGCAAACTGCCCGGCGGCATCCTGGACGCGGGTGTTCAGGCTCTGGAGGTACTGAGGGATCTGTGTCGGATCGGTCGGCATGTTTGCCAATTCGACATTAGCGATGTCCGGCGTAATCCATCCCTGCTGCACGGCCTGCTGTGTGGCTTGGTGAAGAAGCGCCGGCCCCTGATTGGTGGCCATGCGCGGATCCTGAGCAAGCGAGCCAAGAAACTGCGAAAGCTGGCCGTACTGCTGATGGGCGAGATTGATCTTGTCCTGCGAGAGGCCAACCTGTTGGCGCTGATTTTGGATCAGGAGGTTGCGGTACTGCGCCGCCTGCCCCGCAATCTCAAGCGGATTGATGGGGTTGGCTTTGGGATAAATGTCGGTGTTTACGGTTCCGTCAGCCATTGGCTCACCCTTTGCGGCTAGACCGCGATAATGATATAAAAACGAACGCGCCGAAGGCTTGCCGGCCGACGACGCGCTCTAACCAGCCCAACCTGTCAGGAGGTCAAGATGGCTGCGCTAACCTACGCTCAAGTTTCACAGATTCCGGCCGGGCCTAGCTATAAAGACCATTTTTCAGCGCTGAGTATTGGGCATACGAATTGACGCCATTCGTCAACGCATTAGCCGCGCCCAGATAGCCCGCTGCCGTGGCATTGCCACCCTGGATGGTGTTGTTACCGATCGACTGTGCCGTCTGCGTGCCATAGGCCCCCGTCTGGGCCGCCGCGTTCTCACCAAGCTGGGAGACGCCCATCAGGCGGTTGTAGGCGTTGGTGGTGTTCGTGTTGGCGTTATTGAACTGATTCTGATAGGTCGAATCCGCCAGACCGGTAGCGTAGGAAGCCGCACCCTTCATGGCTGCGCCGGAGACGCCAAGCCCCCTCGCCGCCGCGCCGTTCTGCACTGACTTCAAGCCCTGGTTGAGATTGAACTGGTAACCGGGCGTATTGCGAAGCGTCGCCTCGTCCATTGTGATCGGCGCAGTGAGGCTTGGAAGCTGGCCCTGAAGCATATTGGCGCCGACCTGACCGAACTGCTGGTAGGGCTGCAAATCCTTGCGGGTCTGCTGGTACATGGCCATCTGCTGGGCGGATGCATTCTTCGTGGCGCTTGCCTGAGCATCGGCGCCCGCAAGAGACGCGCCAGCACCAACCACAGCGCTCCCGATGATGGCGGTTGCAACCATTGGTTTTATTCCTTGTCCAAAAATTGCCAGAACATCAGTTCCGTGGCCTGGAAACCCGCCGCCTCAAGCAGGGGGCCGGCATATTTCGCATGGCGCGTCTTGATGCCGATCTGCATCAGCTTGACGCCGCGCCGGGAGCATTCCTTCTTCCACGCATCGAAGAGCAGCGCGCCGCCGTGGAGGCCGCGAAGGTCCGGCGTGACGTAGAAAATGTCCGTCGTACAGGTCAGGCAGCCTCGGTAGTGCATTCCAGGTGCCACGAACGACACGAGATACCCGATAAGCGCGCCGCGCTCCCTGAGCGTCACATAGATGACCTGGCCGGCGGCAGAACGAGCAAGATAGAGATCGAACTGAGGATCGAGCGGGATGCCGGCCTGCTTGTGCTCCGAAAGCTCATCATAATGGTTCGGAAGTAGCGGCTTGGCCTCGTTGAGCGTTTCGGCGTCCAGCACCTCGATCTGAGCGGAAATCATGCGCACCTCAGATCGATAATGCAGACAATGCGATCGTCGGCGCTGTTGTTCACCACCGAATGTTCGACCTTGTTGTTGATGTGCCAGACATCCCCGGAACGGAAATTGACGCTTTCGTCTCCGATGTGGAAAACCGCACCGGGAAGACAATGAAGGGCCACCATGAATCGCTCATAGTAGGTTGCCGGCGCCCCGCCATCGACATGGGGCGTGATGGTCTTGCCCGGCGGCAGTTTCGTGATGATGACGCGACCGAGCCTCGTCGCTTCCACCGTGCGCATCAGATCGAAGATGATGGGCCTGATCTGCGGTAGCTTCTCCCAAGCCGGAAACGCGATGCACTCCTTGTCGTCGGTTACCGTGGTCGGGTCGCCAGTGCGCTCGAATTCGGAGTAGTCATTAAATCTCAGCAAAATGTCGCTCACGTCCGCATGAGCTGTTCCAGGATGCTTCGTCCTGATCGGATGCTGGTTCCAAAGCTCGGGCTGGCGCTGCAACGCATTGAGGAGCGGCGTGACGTTGATGCCTGCCGCGAGATGCTGGAAATACTTCATGAGGTTCCTATCGAAACGACGCCATGACCGCGCTCCAGACCTGGCTCGTGGTGCTATTCACGACGGCGGTTACGGTTCCATCGGCGGAGGTTTGTTCCCCGCCCCCCAAATAGAAGCGACCAGAGGTCGGGTTGACCGTGTAGTCGGTTGGCAACCCGGTCATTGTTCTGGAAGTCGCTCCACTGGAGTAGGTGTGGAAGCAGACGATGACTATGCCGCCCTTCACGACATTCACGGTCGCCGAGACCGTGGTGGATACTGGCGCGAGCGCCTTGATATCGACTGGCGTCAATGACCGCAGTCCGGTCGCGCGATAAACTGCTATTTCTGGCTCATGAACAACGGCGGACGCTGGCCACGTCACAACGATATCGGCGGTCGTGCCCATGGGCACAGGCGCCGAAACCAATGCAACTCCACCAACCGCGACTTCCGGAGGCTCGAATATCTGCGCGTGGATCGTTGCGGTAACACCGCCGATCGTCACCGAGTCAATGGAGATGTTTGTGCTACCGCCCAAGATGTATGGTATCGCCACAAAGACATATCGCCCACTGGCCGCGTCGCCGATCGGAACGGCGGTGAACGTTACCGTCTGCCCCGTGCTGGGGAAACTTGTCGCTCCTTGGAATGTGAGTGTCGCCGCAGACGCGCCAGCCATCAAAAGCGCCTGCTGCCCGGCAGAACTCATGTCAGGCCGCTTCCGCTAATCTGCCAGCGGGTTGTGCCGATCTTGAGAGCCGTCGCATTGCCATCGGCCGCGAGTGTCCTGCTGCCAGTAGACCCCACGCCGGCAAGAACAAGCGTGTCGCTGTTGATCGCAATGGTTATGGGGCCGGCACCGGTATCATTGACAAAAGTCACAGGGGCGCCAATTGGAAAGGCCACGGCCGAATTTGCCGGGATTGTCCATGTACGGGCTGCGGTGTCCGTTGATGGATGGTAGATTTGGTAGCCGATATCCGTCAGTTGGAGCGTGTAATTCGCGCTCTGGCTGTTTTGCCGGATCAGCGATGAAAGTTGCGGGTCGTATGGCTGTACCGTGACGCCGACTTGCCCCGGCAATCCCCCTGCGGTCGAGACGAGGTTATTGAAGAACCGCATCCATACCGGAGCGACGTAACTCCCGTTGACGACGATCGGCTCGCCGGAAGATGGAACAATCGGCGTGCCCGGTTGCGATTTATCGGTTGCCATCAGGAAGCCGATTTCCTGATTTCGACCCAGGCGCCGTTCAAAGCTGTACGAACGGGCTCAGACCAGGATATCTCAAACACGCGATCGCGAGCCATCCCAAGCTTTCGCCACTGAGGCGAAATCAGGTATTGACCGGTGGCTCCCATCGACCTGAGAACGGGGTTGCCATATGTTGCACCTCGATTGTCGCTCCAACGAAGGGATATCTTCGGCGGGTCATCAAGGGTCGTTCCAAGCGATTGACCGACTTCCATATCCGCCACGAAACGGATGTATTCGACGCGGTTGCTGTCTTCGCCGACGAGGTGCGGGAACGTCCTGATCCTCGGGATCGGGGTCGTGCCGTCAAAATAATAATCCTGGTCGAAGACGTAGAGCGCGCCGTTCTGGAAATCGCCCACATGACCCTCGCCATAGGCGAAGGCGAAGGCGTTTCCTCTGTGACGGTTTAGGATGCCGTTGCCGTCCAGGGAACCGCGCTCATGCCACTGTTTCGTGGAAAGTTCGTAGGCCCATGTCCTGTTCGCGGTCGGGAAGGTCAGGATGTAGAAGGCGTGCCCCTCGATCTGGTGGCAATAGCCGATCGCATCGTCAATCTTGGAGTAGGACTGGAATTCCTGTTCGATGGCATGGGTGGAGACGCGCTCGACGGCATAGCCGGAACTCATCGCCACGATTGCATTGCCCTGCCTGTCCTGAGTCAGCCAGAACAGAGAAACGTCCTGCTGCGAAAGAGAATATGGGGCGACGCAGCCGTGATTGATGAACGCACCCTGGATTCGCCCGAATGTGAAATCTGCCGCCCCGGTATTGGCCCAGATCTCGGATGTCAGTTCTCCGACCAGCCACAGCTCGCCATGGATTGCGGCGAGGCATTGGATATTGTCGGCCGCGCCCGTTTTCCCCGCGATATCGAGCGGGTCGAAGGCGTAGCCATGGACAAAATCCACGGTGTAGACAAAGCCTCCGGTGACCAGTGTCACGAGCCATGAGAAACCGGAACCGGTGCCGCCAACCGACGACGCCGCGCAAGACAGCGTGTCGTTCTTGACGTACCCTGACCCTCTGGCGGTAATCGTGACCGTGGTCACAACGCCGCCGGAAATGACGATGGTCGCCTGCGCGCCCGTGCCCGTGCCCCCCGTCAATGGAACAGCGGTATAGGTGCCGTTCGTGTAGGAGGAGCCAGCCGTCGCGATCGACCCAGACTGGATGGCTCCGGGCGTTCCCGGAGTGGTCGAAGTGATAGTGAGCGTGTCGTTATTGGCGTAGCCTGTGCCGGCGTTGTTGATGGTCGCCACCGTGATGACGCCGCCAGATACCGTCAGGTTTGCCGTCGCTCCAGTTCCCGTTCCGCCGGCAAGGGGAACATTCGTATAGGTGCCGTCTGTGTATCCTGCCCCGCCCTTGACGATGGAGCCCTGATAGATAGCTCCGTGCGTTCCCGTCAGCATGTTGAAGGTCACAAGCGACAGGGAAATGTAGAACTGTGCGGTGTTCGGGCGGTTGAAGATGAAATAGGTGTCGAGATAATCGACGCTGGTTGCACCATAGAACGATGGGTCGGTGATCGTCCCGAATGCTCGGGTCGCCATATCGATGGCGTAGCCTGTCGCCGTACCGTCAACGATGACAATGACCAGGCCGTTATCGGAGAGGTTAACGGTGTTGGTGCCGAAGGTGATCGATCCCAAAAGGGTCCATACATAATCGGCATTGATGTAATAGACCGACGAGTTGATGACCGCATACAGGTCACCATTGGTCGCGCGATAAAGTGCCCTGTAGCGGCCTACAATCGGCGCTTGGGAGACTTGGCGAAGGCCGGGCGTCAGATAGTGCGTGACGGGGACCGGCGGCGAGCCTTCAGCGGGGTTGAGCTCTGGGTACAAATTGACGCAGCGCTGCGCACCAGCGATGAGGTTCCTAGCTTGATATGCACCGCCGAGGAGAGGAACGCGCATTAGTACGTGCTATCAGCAAAAATGTTGTAGGTACCGCCGCCACGCACGAGGTCGCCGGGCATCTGCAGAAGCGGGATCTGCGCGTTGGTGTTCTTGATCGTGTTCAGCGCAACCTTGGCCAGTCCAATCAGCCCAGCATCCGGGCCAAGCTGGTAGGCCACGCGAAGACGCACCGCCAGATTGAGCCGGATGCACTCCTCGTATTCGGGCGGGAGATTGAACACCGTATCAAGCGTCGGGAAGCTTTGCAGTGCCGGCTTCACCGAAAGGTGCATCTCATAGGTCTGGTTCGGAACCGGCCAGATGTAGATGTTGCCCAGCGGGAAGGCGGAATCGTAGAAGACATAGGCCGGGACCGAGGTCATGGTCTTCAGGATGATCTGGTTGTAGTCCTCACGCGACTGGAGAATGTACAGGGGATAATCGACATTGTTCCCGGGAACGCCGGCAAGCTGGCGAAAATAGCCGGACTCGATCCGGTCCGGGCGATTGGCGTTGATATCACCGCCAGGCCCGATCGAATAGGAAAGCGCACCTGTCCCGGTGAACACGACGTCAACCAGATGATAGACAAGCCAGCGACGGCGCGACCATTGTGCGATCATCGCATTGAGGCGCGTCAGGGCCTTGTTGGTGTCCTCTGCCAACGGAGTCTGGCCAACGCCGATAATGCCGGCATCGTCCATGGCTCCGGTGATGAGGTCGAGCGCTGTGGTCATGGATTCTTCCGGGGGCGACCAGGGCCGCGCTTGATGATTTCGTCCGGCGTTTCAGCGTCGCCAGCCTCGGGCGCTACTTCCCATTGAGCCACTATGGCGGAGCGCTCTTCGTCATTCTCGACGATGAACATCTGCCCCTCGGGCGAGTAGACCGCCATGGGATACATCTGATGCGTCATTTGGCTTCCGGGATTTCGATGGAGAAGATAGGCGGGGATTTGCGCGTCTTGATGATCGGCGCGGGATTGGTGGGATAACGGACATCGGTCTGAGCGTTGCCCCATTCTGGGCCTAGCTCAGCCTCTTCCTCAGCGCTCAGGACGATCCGCTGTTGTCCGGTCAGATTGTGGTAGCGAAGGAGTGGGTAGCGGTTCATTCTCGCTTCTTTCGCACCGGCTTCACGAGGTCCGAACCGCGCTTGCCGACTTTCCAGCGGTTCCAAAGCGAGTGTTGATTGATCGAATATTTCTCTGCCAGTTCAGGGAGCGTGTACGTCTGGCCGTCTAGCTCAACCTTGATGGTCTTTTCCTTGTTCTGGGCTTGCTGCTGTCGCGTGACCCAGGTGCAGTTTGACGGCTCATAATGGCCGTTCACGTCCTCACGTTCGAGCGTCAGGCCCTTAACCCATGTGGGCTGCATGTCGTCCGCGAAAGCCTGGAACGATTCCCACCGCTCGCAAACTCGTATGCCGCGCCCGCCGTAGCGGCTGTAGTGCCTGTGCGCCTCATTCTGGCAGCGCTGCTTCATGTTGACCCAAGCGTCATAGAGAGGGTGCTTGGTCATGCCGTGAGTGACTACGGCTTGCGTTCTGCGCTCGATGCCTAGACAGCCGCAAGATTGAGTATTTCCCGACACCAGAGAACCGGCCAGCACAACCGTGTCAGAGCCACAATCGCAAACGCAATACCAATATGGTCTGGTTCGATGGGTGTGGCTGAATTCCTTGACCTCTAGTCGTCCAAATCGACGCCCCACTAGGTCAACCCGTGCATGGCTTAGTCCGCACCCTCCGCATCTGCTTTGGCCTCTGCGGAGATTAGACAGCGCGACTGAAACCACGCGACCGCAAGAGCATTTGCACCACCACGCCGACCCAGACGCAACGCTCTCTGCCTGTTGAATGACAGTCAGATCCCCAAAGACCTGACCCGTTAAATCCTTAGTTCGACTTCCAGCCATGATGTACCATCCGAGGTTGTTAAGCCCCGGATGGTACTGCTTAAATAGGATTATTACAATCCTAGAACGGACAACTATATTAAATTTTGTCCGCCACAATAACCAACCATTCCGGTCTTACGAAGAGGTAGCCGTAAATTACATCAAGCCTCGTCGCGAGCTGGTCTGTGCCGATCACATAGTCGGTGATCATGCGCATCGAGATGCCGTCGTAGTTGCGACGGGCAGCCTCGTGGACGCCCTTCGGTAGCACCAGGTCGGCGGTGGCCAGCGTGACGGACTCGGGAGCGTAGGCAAGGTTCTTGCGATACGTTTCCGACGCCTTGCTGGCGAGGCGCACGACGGCCGAGTTGGCCGGGGACGCCGTGACCGTCTGGTACTGCACAGCCTGGCCGGCGTTCGGGGGAACAATGGCCGGGTAGATCGGGATCGAGGTCGCGCCCGAAGCCACATTCGCCGTCACGACGAACTGGCGCAGCTTGCCGGTGGTCTTCTTGAACACGTAGTTGACGCCATACACACCGTCGATGGTGATGATGTCGCCCTTGTTCAGCGTGCCGTTGATGGCACCCACCGCGATGGTCGAGCCGGTCTGGCCGGCGCTGGAGGTTGCGGCGGCCGAGTCATACGAGCCGGTCGTGTGCTTGATGACCGTCTGGTCCATGAAGAAGTCAAACCCAAGGGCATTCTTCATCTGGCCGGAGCGATACTGCTCCGAAATGGCCTGCGACGGGTTGAACAGACCGGAGAGGGTCGCCACAACGTTGGCTTCCGTCCACGGATCTTCAACCAGCTTGCGGCCGGGCTGCATCGGGGCCGAGTTGTCGTTGAGCGACGCCTGGGCCTGGAGGATCGTTGCAGCGTTCGGCGAGATGACGTTGTTCGAGCCATCCACGTTCGAAACGTAGTTGCACACGCCGCCGTCAGCGCCGCTCATGATGTCAGCCGCGATGTCGCCAGCGAGGTTGTTCATCATGGGCATGAGAACGCGGGTGGAGTAGTCGTCGATCTTCAGGGCGCGCTCGGCGGTCGAGAAGGCAACGTCCACACCAGATTGCGTCTGGAGCTTCAGCGAGGTGAACTTTTCCGAGGTGTCCTGAGCAGACAGCGCGGCGCCGTGACGGACGGTGAAGTCGTTCGGCAGGCGGATACGCAGGGAGTCGCCGATCTTCGCGCCGTCGATGGCGAAGTTATCGTCGTATTGTGTGTTCAGATTCTTGATGAACATGTTGCTGTTCTTGAAGAGCGAAACAGCGGCGCGGGTGATCATGTCGATCGTGAGGATCGTGTTACCAGCCATTGGGGCGGTCCTTTCGGGCAAATGCTGAGGGGAGGCAGCCTTTCAAACTGCCGGTGATGCGGTGCCCGTGACCGCGATTGACGGGACATGAACCCGGCTTAACGCCCCGGTAGGCGAGGAACCCGGACTATAGCTTCCGGTCGCTTAGTTAATTGATTCCATTGCGGAATAGTGGTATATTCAATGCTTCAGAAGGAGCATTAAATGAAACAATTCCTCAACGTTAGAAGGTCGAGTACGTTATACGTTCACGGTTACGCGGACTTGGACGAGGATGTCGCTAGATCCAAAATCATAGAGGAGATTAGTAAGAAAAGCCCGCCCCCTGAATTTATACATTGGGATACCGCTGAATTTCGCGGCCTTATGCAGGACGAAATTATCAAGGGTATCTATGCCACGCTGTATTGGGGTAAGTGGTCGGACAAATTAGATCCTAGGACTTACGACACCCATCCTACACTTTAGATCTAGACCTTCTTAGCCAGATCGCGGAGGTACTTGTCCGCCCACTGGTCCATCGGAAGATCATCCTCCAACCGCACAGAGGGCTTGGCAGTGCCGCCGACAGGAGCGACGGGAGCCGGAGCCTTCGAAATCGGCTTGGGGGCAGGCTTAGAAACGTTTGCACTCATCTTGGCAATCTCCAGTGCCATCTTGACCGGAGACATCCTCAGCAGGCGCTCGGCTTCTTCGGGATTGCGGCTCAACTCGTAATAGACCTGATGGCCGTTATCCAATTCGGTTATTGCCTGTAGGAACTCAGGGCGCTTCTGCATCTCATCGCCAAGAGCCTGGCTCAGCGTGGCCGTGGCGTTGTCGAAATCCGTGCCAAACGCAGCAACGCCCTTTTCGTAGACCTGGTTACAGGCGGCATTGAAGCGCTCGGTTTCTAGCCTTCCGGCCTCCTCCAGGCGAATGCGGTCACGCTCCTGGGCGCGGATTGCCTCGACATCGAGATGCTCTGGCTCTTCGGTAGAAGCAGGCTTGGGAGTGCGCAGACGCTTCAGTTCGGCCTCAGCCTCGGCAAGGCGCTTTTCAGCCTCGCGGCGCTTGTTGGTCTCTTCGTTGATCCGGCGAAGTTCCCAAGGGGTCTTCTTCTTCTCCGGCTTTGGCTGCTCCTCGGGCTTTTCGGGTTCCTCCGGGGTTCCCGGCTGTTCCGCTTCGCCTTCAGGCTGCTCTATTTCGGTTTCCTGCTCCGGTGCAGGCGCTTCATCACCCGGATTGACCACAGTTTCGCCTTCCGGCGCCCCCTGCGTGGGGTCCAGTTCTTCGTCAGCCATGGTTCACCATGTTGGAGAGCCCGGTGTTACGCGCCGGTACGTGCCACGGTTACCCGCCGTGTCGGGATTCCGGTCGGGCTACTTGCCCTTCTTCGCGCGAAGCTTGGACAGCACGGCGCCGGCAACTTTTTCGCCAGCGGCCTTAGAGCCATATTCCTTAGCGGCAGATTTCTCGATCTTGGAGAACTGCTTGCCGGGCTTACCGATGTCTTTGCCCTTGGCCGCGGCTTTCGGGGAATAGGAGTGGGTCGCCATCACTTCGCCTTCCCGCAATAGCCCTTGCCGCCCTTCATGGGCTTCTTGTCGTCCTTGTCCTTCTTGGCAGGCTTGTAAGCGATCTTGCTCATCGGGCTACCTCTCTCGACAGTTCACAGGCCAAAAACGCCAGACGTTTGTCGGCGTCAGAATAGTGACGGCGATGCGAGCAAATGAAATTGATCGCCGCCCGAAGCTGGGCAACATTGAGGCCCATATATTGATGGTACATCATCACTGCCAATTTCCCATGGAAAGCTTCGGCGTGCCGGGTTTGGCGCGCTCGTGGAATTCAAGGATCGCATCGTGGATCTGCAACTTCTGATCCTCGGGGAAACCAGGCTGGCCCAAAAGTCCCGCAAGGCTCTGCACCGCGTTGCCGAGATGATCCTTCCAATGCCGGCGGATGAACTGCTTCTGAGAGCCGGCCTCGGCCCGGAAACGATCGGTGCGGGACAACTCGTAGAAGGTGCCAGCGATTTCCTCGGCGGTCTTGCGGATGAGAATCGGAACGTCACCGGAGCGGATGTTGATGTTCATGCGTCGATCTCCGGCCAGCCATAGGAATAATCTTCGTCACGGGAGGCGAAGAAGCCCGGAGTGCTGATGAAGGTTTGTGCGTCATTCAATTGACGCATCTCGTCGGATTGCTTTACGGCCTCGATTGCAGCCATAGCCTCGAAAATCACGCCATTTGCTTCAGGGATACGCCCATCACCCCAAGGCTCTAATTCGATCCCATATTCCAGCATGGAGAATGCCCGGCGCCGTTCCCAAATAGCCCGCGCCACTCGTTCCTTCAAATCCGTCACTGCTGCATTCCCGGCTGCATTGGCATTGGCTGACCCATAGGCGGCTGCTGAGGCGCTTGCGGCTGTTCGGCCGGCATCTGCTGCCCCTGACCGCCCTCTGGCGGCCCTCCTGTGAGGATTTCAATCAAGGTCTGGCGGATAAGCGGCTGTATCTGGTCTGGCGTGATCGCCGGGCCGGAATTGCCAATCGCCGTGATGCGCTTCGATTCGGAGTCGAAGGCCTTGATGTTGATTTCCTTCTCCTTGTCGTTCAACTGCTGGGTCAGCTTGGCAATGGCGTCCTGCGCCTGCTGCAACTGGCCCTGAAGCCGCTGAACCTCTGGCGGCGGTCCTTTGCCCTTCACAGCAGCCGGGATTGTATTCGCATAACGTTCGGCCAACTCATCGGCCATCGGGAAATCGGCTGCCTTCCAGTACAGGTCGCCAGCCTTTTCGAGGAAGCCCTTGTCCTGCGCCGCAATCTGCGTCATCGCATTGAACGCTTCCTGCCTACGGGTGGCATAACCTGGGCCGGTGTCGCTCTCGATCTCATAGCGGCCGACGTTCGGATTGAAGATGGCCGAAACCGTCTGGTTTTCGTCCGGCTCCTGGTTGGGGTCTTGCGTCGGCTGGTGAGCCTGTCGCGCGTTCGGATCGATCTGGACGGCGCCTTCCGTTCCATCCTTAGCAAGAATGCGGATGACGCGCGGCGTGTCGTAAATCTTCGGGATCAGGTCGATGAGGATCTTGCCCGTGTATTTGATGCCGATCGCCAGATTGTCGATGTAGTGATAGGTGGCGTTGTCGCCCTGGCGCTGGCGCTCGTTGATTGCCTTGCCGGAGGTTGCATTCTCGTTCTGGCCGAACTGGCTCTGATACTGGCCCGAGGCCATCATCAATTGGTTTTCGCAAATGCGCATGCCGTCGATGTAGGCGGATGCCATCTGCGGCGGCTGCGTGCGCTGCGGGGGAGGAATGGTCCTCGTCCCATCTTCCGCATAGGCGTTGTAAGGCAGATAGGCCGCGTCATCGAGATTGGACTTGGCCCAATAGGTCTCCAATCCCTCGGTGGCCTCCACAGCAGCGATATACGGCGTCTGGGTCTGAAGCGCGACCTGAGCGGTGCCTTCCGATGTGTTGTGCGTCGGGACCATGCTGGGGCCAGCAAGGAACAGATGCGAGGGGCTGTCGATAGACACGCAACGCACCGGGACCGACGGAACTTCAATCACATCCCTAATGGCGTGACGTTTCGTGCGGCGGGGATGCTGCTTGCGCCCGCAATTCAAAATAAGGGCCTTCCGTTCCATCCTGAAAACAGGAAGATCGGTCGAGAAAGTCACCCTCTCCGACGGAGAACATTCATAGGTTTTCCCGCTAGGGAATTTATGCGTCCTGCCGCCGAGCTTCTTGACAAAGGCCTTGATGCCCAACGAGCGGATCAATTCCACCACGCCAGCCATAAGGACTGGATTGGTGTTATCGAACGAGCATTGCAGAGTCGCGCGGTTGACGTTTCCGTCCGTGTCCATCAAACCCTGCAAAAGCGCAAGGCGCTGATCATAGGATGCGCGTAGATAGCCAGTCGGGATATGCTTGTTGCCAAACACACCCGCCTTGCGAAGATCGCCCACAAGGCCATAAATCGGGATACGCATCGCGGTTGAAGACGGCTTTGCAGGACCGGCATCGACGCCACAGGCGCGGAGTGCTGCGGTCATGCCCGGCTCATCTTCAATCGATGCGGTTACTTCTCCACCATCGCTGCGGCCATCACCAAGCCAGACGCCCAAGACATACGGGTCAACGACAAGATCAACCGCTGGCAGATCGAGCGGGAGAGCCGTCTGGATGAAATGGGCATTCGGGATAAGCTCTTCTGTCGTCAGTTTGCGCTTCGACCATTCATGGCCAGCCGCCTTGCGCTTTCCGCGCTCCTCGACAATCCAGGGATGTTCGGCATCGGCAATGATATGCGAGCCATCATCAAACACGACCTTGAAGCATTTCCGATCAAGAAACACGTCGCTCATGCCCTTGACGAGCGTCGGCTTGCCGGCGTCATCAAGAATGGCATCGCCAACCTGGATATCGCCCATTTTGGTCCAGCCGGTCGGCGTCGGGATTGGAGTATCCAGACTAAGCGGCCAGTAGTTGTACATGCGCTGCGCATCTTTTAGCGCGCGGGTATGGCCCTTGCGGTCCATCTTGCCTTCGATGACGGTTTCTTCGCCGATCACGCGGACGATGGGGACAAATTTTCCAGGCCAGACGCGACGGTCGATGATCTTGTTGCCGGCGATCTTGAACCACTGCACCTCGTCCGTGAGGACGCTGCGCTCGTTGGTGCTCGGATCAGCCTTCACCAGTTCATACATCGCCTTCTGGTTGTCATCCATCACGCTCTTGCGGATGATGACCTGTTGCTGCGTCATCGGATCGACAAAGGCGACGAGCTTGTCCGCCTTCTGCTCCCGGCGATAATATTCAGCGATGCGAACGCTGTCCTT